AAATCCGGTACTGTCGATATCGAATTCAACGCAGATTTCGCAGCGTCCAAAACCGAGGCGACAATCTTTCCGCTTGTCGGCACGTCCACCGCTGTAGTCGTTAAGCCGGTAGCGGCCAGCGTCAGCGCGACGAACCCGTCGTACAGCTTCAACGCAATTTGTACGGAATGGGACACGCTCAACGGGTCAGTCGGCGAAATCGCTACCCATTCGATTAGCTGGCCAATTACCGGCGCCATCACAAAAGCAACGAGCTAGGTTATGCTCGGCTCATCTATACGGCTACAAATCGAGCCGAAGAACGAAGGCGACCCGTACACGGTCGGTATAACAATCAAAACGGCGATAGCGTTCGAGCGTGAATACAAAACCACGCTTTCAGCGGCTTTCAGCGATTCACCCAGTATCGAACATATAGCATGGATAGCCTGGCATTCGACGAGAATGTCGGGTCGGGTCGTGAAACCGTTCGATCAATGGGTAGAAAACGATATTGAAGATATCACGCTCGTGGAGGAAGACGAAGACCCTTTAGTAGAAGACACACCGCGTATGCAATCGCTAGGCTAGGGCTGGTAACCGGCCAGCCGGTCGCCGACCTGTTAGAAATGGACCCCTATATGATAAACGCCCTACTAGTGGCCCACAATCACATGGTGAAAGAACAACAGAAACGGCAAAAAAAGTGAAACAGCCCCTTTCAGTAAAAACCCAAGGAATGCGAGAGCTACGAAAAAACCTGTCTATGCTCGACGACGATTTCGAGGATTTGAAAGAACTTCACCTAGACCTGGCCGAAATGGTCGCTGATAGGGCCGCTAGTCTCGCACCAGTACGCACCGGACGCTTAAAAGAAACTATAAGAGCGGCAGGCACTAAAACAGGAGGGCGAGTACGAGCAGGATTTAAGCGAGTCCCGTACGCTGGCCCCGTCCATTTTGGCTGGGCGACACGACCCGACGCCGCCAAAGGATGGCGTGGCGGCCCCATACACCCTAACCCGTTCCTGTACGACGCCCTCGACCAACGCCGAAACCAAGTATTCAACGCATATTTTGAAGGCGTTAAAAAAATACAAAGAAAAGCGGGCCTCTAAATGGCGAAAAAAACCAGCATTATTAACGTAGTAGTCGCCGGCGATTCCAAACCTTTACGCAAAGCCTTAGGGAAAGCTACTAAATCGTTGGGGGCGTTCTCTAAAAAAGTAGGTCAGGTTGGGTTAGCTGGCGGCGTCGCTATGGCTGGCCTAGGTGTAAAAGCTATCGACCTGGCGGTCGATTTTGAGGAATCACTTTCTAAAGCTCAACAGATTTTTGGCGGCGTGGCAGGTAATATCGAATTAGCAGCGAATAAGGCCGCTACCGCTGTGGGAATGTCGAAATCTGAGTTTCTTGAAGCGGCGTCTACGTTCGGCGTTTTTGGTAAGGCGTCCGGTTTGTCAGGGGTCGAATTAAGCATGTTCGCCGACAAGATGGTCCAAACGGCTGCAGATGTGGCTTCGTTCAATAATTTACGCCCTGAGGAAGCCGTGGAAAAACTCGCCGCTGGTCTACGAGGATCAACGGAGCCGCTGCAATCGGTGGGAGTCCTCATGAACGCCGCCCAAGTAAACGCGGAAGCGCTCGCCATGGGACTTGTCGAGGTAGGTGATGAACTCACGGAAGGCCAGAAGATTATGGCCCGCCATTCTCTCATCATGCAGCAGCTCGGCGAAATGGGATCGATGGGCGACTTTGCCAGGACGTCGGACAACCTCGCTAATAAGCAAAGAATTTTAACGGCACGCATTAAAAACCTAGGGATAGAACTTGGTACCGTTCTTTTACCAGTAGCGGAAAAACTAGCGTCAGGAATAGAATTCATCATAGGCAAATTCGAAGAATGGTCGCCGGCTATTCGTGGAGCTATGGAAGCAGTAAAAGATTTTTTAACGCCGGTAGGTGAATTAGTGAGGAAATGGTTTCCAGTCCTCGCCCAAAATATCATCAAATTTGCTCAATTCGCTTGGCCTGGCGTAACGGCAGCATTTAAGGCAACTAGGGACTTTATAAAAGACGACCTTATCCCTAAATTTGAAGAAGTAGTTGATTACTTAAAGGAGAAATTACCGGCAGCGGGCCAAGCTTTCATCGATCACATTAACCGCAACCGAACTAAATACACGATGTTAGCGGGAGCGATCGGCGGCCTAGCGGTAGCGTTCGGCCTTCTAGTATTGAAAGCAAAAGTGGCTGCTGTAGTAACTTCACTCTACGCTCTAGCCGGAGGCGTTATAGCACTTAACGCCGCCTTAGGAATTGGCTTATTATTCGCTTTTGTCGGTGCTATGGCCGCCTTATATGCAACTAGCGAAAAATTTCAATCAATAGCCGACGGTTTCTTCGACGAATTTATAAGCGGCGCAAAACAATGGTGGGAAATCATAAAAGACATTAAAGAAGCTATCGAATTTATAATCGAATTTAGACTCAGCGACCATTTACCACCATCAGTAAAAAAACCATTACAACAATTAGACGAATTACCACACAACTTTTTAGACCCGTTAGACATCATAGGCGGGATTACAGATATGTTAGGCATTTCAAGCGGATCAGCGCAAGGCGGCGGTACGACTATTAACGTAAATATGCCGGCGGGGTCTGACGGCCAGGACGTTGTGGCGGCGTTACAGCGGTATGTTCGGCAGAACGGGGCCGCCGACATCCGCACTTCCGAAGCTGTAGTTATCTAATGCCTTGCTCTCATACGTGGGAAATTTATTTACGGGATGCTGATACATCTATTAATATTACTAGCAGCGTTTTAGGTTTTTCTCTTAACCAGTCAGTGCAAATAGCTAGAGTAGGTTCTTATAACGGATACCTCCATTTAGATAATAACGAAAATATTTACACGCCTTCTGGAGGCGGTACCCACGCCAGCCTCGACTGGTTTTCTATGATTTTAGATATCAGATGCGTTATTAATGATGGCTCTACTTCAACGACAGCAAACGTAGCTCATATGATTATAAACGATATAGATTTTCAGGACGACGGGCAGCAGGCTAGGGTCATGCTTACATTGGCTGATTTCTTTTCGTACGCTAGCCGCGACCAAGTAAAAGAAATAGACGTAACAGCGGACTACGACACCTTAGATGTAGTTAGCAAAAACATTCTAAATGGCGTAGGTGGTATTACCGCCGTACCATTCCCCAAATTTGACGCAGCCAGCGACACAGTAACCGCCATTAATAAAAAAAATAACGTGCCGGCAGGGTCAGAAACAGCGCCAGGGTTCTGGGGCATCATAGACGAATTCGACTCAGGGACAGCTAAAGACCACCTCAACGCGCAAGTCCTACCATCAGGGCCGGCTATTATTTACCCGACTACAGCTTCGTTTGCTGGGAGCACGTGGACGCTGAACGCCGGTTATATTAATCGCCTTATGACGAAAGAAAGCGTGAGCAGTACCGATCATTATCGTGTTTTTGAGTTCACGGCTGATAAAACCGCCGATAAGTTCCCGATGCAGAAAGTATCGACCCAATACAACCTAGTTAATACGATTAACCAGGCTAGCGTTCAAGCCGTTTACCCTGTGACGGGAGAACCAGCGAACGTATCAAACGATACTACCTCACAGGATACGCTCGGCGTCAGGTCGGTGACATATTCAAAAGTGATAACGTGGTCTTTCGGCGGCGCTACCCAAGCGAATAAGGCCGTTATCGGCGATTTTTGGGTAAATCGTTTTAGCGACGTCACTTACACGCCGCAACAACTCAGCATATTATTAGAAGCCGTCGATACTCAAATGGATTCAAGCAGCCGCCAGAACTACGCCGATTTTTTAGACGTCGCCAACGGCCTCTGGTCGGTAGCGGCGGTCACCTTCACGCCAAAAGGCGCCAGCTCACCCAAAACATACAACTGTGTTATCGCCGGACGTCAAATCTTCGCCACGCCCAACAGCACTACTATCAGCCTTGATTTACTACCGGCAGCCGAAAACCAGTCGCTCACCCTTGATAAGGCGAATGTCGGCATACTGGGCGAGAATAGGCTAGGCTAAACGCATGGCTAATCCGTTCGATTTCGACGCCGGCGCCGTCCTTACAGCCGCGCAGCTTAACAGCATAGGCGATACAACGTCGTATACGCCCACATCGTCGAATGGTATAACGACTGGAAACGGCACGTTTGCGGGTACTTATCAACAGGTCAATAATATAGTTATAGCTCAGGCTTCTTTTACGCTTGGCAGCACGTCGGCTATCGGGACATTTATACGATTCTCGGCGCCAGTTACAGCCGCAAACGCTAACGAATTAGCAGCAGGCACAAAAGCCAGCTTTTATGATGTATCAGCGAACGTTTTCTATCCTCTATGGGGGCGAACATACACCACTGGCGAAACGTATCTTTATAGTGTCGATGCTAGCGGTACGTACGCCGCTACTTCCGCAAACTGGCCGGTTACCGCCGCCACTTCAGACGCTATTTATGTCCAAATGGCATACAGGGTGTAATATTATGTCTACGTATTTTCTACGCCCGCCTGATGATGACTCAAATATACCGAACGAGTGGCTTATCGAACGAATGAAACTAGAACGAAACCGTCTACTAGCCCAATCTGATTGGACCCAAACTGCCGACAACCCGATCAGCAATAAGGCCTCGTGGGTTTCATACAGGCAACAGCTCCGCGACTTCCCCGCCTCCTGGACGCCAGCTAATACCGTCACGTTCCCCACACCGCCATCATGAGCGCTATTCCCGTCGCCGGTAACTGGGTAAGGTTAAAAGAAATCCATCCGCTTATGAAAAAGCGGCTAGAAGCTTTTTTTGCCGACCCACGCATTAAAGGCAAAGTCGTCGTTTCGAGCGGGTGCCGCACCTACGCCAACCAGAAAGAACTATACCGAAAATACAAGGCCGGAACGTTCCCCAACGTCGTAGCGAACCCTGATAGGAAACACGGGCCAGGCGGCAAGTTCCAAGGCTCGTTTCACATGTCGCAGCCGAACGCACCAGAAGGATTACGGGGCTATGCGTTCGCCGCCGATTTTAGGATTGTTGGGAAGATCAGCACAACCGAGGTGATAAAAATTTCGGCTGAATTTGGACTCGTTAAAACCGTCCCGTCGGAATGGTGGCACCACCAAGCTTATGGCCACACGGGGGGCGGGAAGTACGGCTGGTATAAGCCGACGAGCACAACGTACAAGGACGACGCCAAACTCAAAAAAGCGGCAACGATAGAACCACCAGCACAGCCGCCAGCGTCAAGCATGCCGTTGGTGAAACGGGGCAGTCGTGGCGCCCACGTTAAAGTTTTACAAACAAAACTTAGCGACCTGGGCTTTAGAGTATCAAAAAACCCGAAATACTCAGGCATAGACGGGATAGCGGGGTCGCTTACAATCGCCGCCCTTAAACGCTTCCAAAAAAGCCGAAATTTAACTGTAGACGGACTATGCGGAAAGCAGTCATGGAAGGCTTTAGGACTATGATCGATTGGAAAGACTTAGCAGAACGAGTATTAAGTACTTTTGTACAGGCAGCAGGCGGTATGTTAGGCACTAACGCCCTTATTGACATGAATGTCGCCGAATGGAAACTCGTACTAGGGGCAGGAGGGGCCGCCGTCCTATCCATGCTTAAAGGCTATTTCGCCGCCCGTTTCACCGCCGACGGCAGCGCCTCACTTATAGTAGGCAAAGACAAAGACCACGAACTCGCCGATATGTTCGGTGAAGAGTAGCCGCCCTTTCACCCTCATATCACGGCTACTACTCATAGGATTACTCGCCCTCGTTTGGGTAGCTCCACCCGTCTACGCGTCATCAGTTGAATGCGTCGAAGAAAACGGCGACTGGGACTGCTCCCTCGACGTGGACGGCACCGACGGCATAGACATCGTATTCACACTAGACGAAGCCACGACCGTTACTTTTACGACCTACTCGAGCCTTACCTGCGACGACCACGGGACAGAAAACAACACAGGCGCCTACGCTGGCGACCCATATCTTTATTTGTACGACGACCAGGATACGCTCGTAGCGCAGGACGATGACAGCGCAGCGCATAACATTAACGGCATGTGTTGGGACGCCCACATCGAAATAGTGGACCTAGCGGCGGCAACGTACCGGCTAAACGCAAACGTCTACGAAGACGAATATGGCGTTTATTCTATGGATATTAGCGGCGTCGCAGCGTTCGACGGGGAAGAACCAGAACCCACACCGACCCCTGAACCTACGCCTACGCCTACGCCGGAGCCTACGCCCACAGTAACGCCCACACCCGAACCGATACCTGAACCAACCCCAACACCAACAGAAACACCAATTCCAAGCCCGACACCTAGCCCAACTCCGCTACCGACACCGCAGCCAACCCCAGAACCGCCGCCACCAATAGCCACGCCCACACCGGAGCCGACATT